TTTATTCATGCATCTAGATATGCACGTTGGTTGCCTGATGAAGGTAGAAGAGAGACATGGATAGAAACAGTATCTAGATTTAGTAATTTTATGCAGATACATTTAAAGAAAAATTTAGACATAGAAATAGATAGTGAAGTATGGAGAAGAATAGAAGATAATATTATAGGTTTATCTGTTATGCCATCTATGAGAGCATTAATGACTGCAGGTCCTGCTTTAGAAAGAGAAAACATAGCAGGATATAATTGTTCTTATATTCCTATTGATAATCCAAAAGCATTTGATGAAGTATTATATATACTTATGAATGGTACAGGTGTAGGTTTTTCTGTTGAAA